TAACCATTACTGTAGTGTAGGAGGTTCCATTTCGGTAATACCATCGCTACTTTCGAGTACGGCTTTAATCATTGATTCATAATCATCTGGCGTCAATGCTGTTTTATAGATTCGCATTGCTTGTGCCATCATCATTGCTGCACATTCTAAGATGTCGTGTTTTTCTTTAACGACCATATCTACGGTGAGTGTTTCAAATTGTCTGTATAGTTCTTCAGTTGTCATATTACTATTTATCCTTATAGTGGTCTTGTGATAATTGTATCATTGCATAATGAATGACTTTCATCAAGTCAGCCTTATTATGTCCTTCTTTCTTACCATAGCGTTGAGCATATTTCATAATATTGCCCATACAGAAACCAGTACCATGACCTTGGTCAATAATGATTTCTGTTGCCTGATAACTCTTTGTTTGAGCATAGTGAGAATCATAAGTTGCCTCAACATAGTCTTGTATGTCGGCAAGTATTCTATCTTCACTAAACTTAAAATCTATTCCATTTTGATTCATAGCATCAGCACGAACTTTATCATTATAAATCATCTTAGGCAAAGAATCTCTCCTCTGACTTAATTTTGAATTTTTGTTTCTGTGTGTAAGACATATCAACATGTTTGATTATCTTGTTTCGTATTGTATCAGAATCCATTGCTAACATCTTACAATAGTTTAGAAACTCAGGATTGTTGCCGACTATCCAGTCGATTGCATCCATTTTAAATTTTAGCATCTTAACGCTTGTGCCTGTATAAGCACAATCTTCAATTGCTTGTTCAATGATAGATGTTATGAATTTTTCTTCGCCTGTCATAGAGTACTCCATATAATTGCGTTAACGATTAATAGTATAATAATAATTAAGTTCTTCATTTAACCCCCTTGTCAGTCGGTATAATAGTTTTCTTATTACCTTCTTTTAACCAATCGTCTATTTCTTTTCTTATATGTTTACTATCTTTAGATAGCGAAACATCTCGTGGTAGTTTCATTGAAGTTGGTATATCTGTGTTGTTTATTTTTTCGTTCATAAATCTCCTTTCATAATGTTATAAGTTAGTTTCTCAATGTTACAGTTACTATTTTACACTAAAATAGCACTCTTGTGTAAATACTTTTCACACAAATAATGTGGGTATTATTTACCATCTATCAGGCTTCTTCAGTTCTCGTTCTGTAATCGCTTTATGCAATTTCTCGCCTCGAAAGAAAAGTTTTGCTTTATTCTCTAATTCTTTGTCAAGAGTCTTAGCGATTAAATGAAGTTCTTCAAAGTCAAGTTTTTTAAAACCTTTCTCAAGTCGTATCATTAGTTTTATTTTTTCTGTAGTTTTCATATTACCAACACCTATCAAGTACATTAGGTAAATGTCGTTGCACAGCAACTAAGTCAGTTGATACATGCAAACATCTATCATCAACCATAGCACCTATAACATCATCAGAGGCAGTACAAACTAAAACGCCGTCATCAAGTAAAGTCTTTAAGTCAGAAACTTTTAAACCGTGTTTTTGTAATATGCCACGAGCAGTTCTATCAGGAACATTATCAAGGTCGTTTTGGTCTATACACCATCTAACAACATTGTCGTTATCTAAACAAACTGTATCAGCAAGATTGTCTAACTTGTGTAATATATCTGTAGTATTTAATTTCATAGTTTTATCCTTTTTCATAATATAATTTAGTTGTTTTTCAATGTTTATATGTATATTATACAGTAAAAAGGGTCGCTTGTGTAAAAACTTATGGCACCAGTGCCCCACTATTTGGAGTCAAACTGGTACCCCTTTAAACCTTCTTGCCAGCAGTGTGTAGCTCATGAATAGGCACGACCATATAGGGTCCCTTGTTATATGCAGGCACAATAGTGTATTGTTTACTGATTTCTAACTTTTCTTTGTGTTTATGCCAGTCAATGCCTGTTGAAGAATCTTTTAATGACGACATACTAGGGATAATTGGTGTTTCTCTGAGTTTAGGTACTGAATATTTCTTCACAGGTTGAGTTTTTGATGAAGTTTTGTAGTAGCCTTGAAGGTAATCAACAAAATCGTCAAAGGTCAACTGACATTTATGTAAATATCGTGTTCTTAGTCTTTTGTTGTACGCTTTGTGTTTTGCTTTAAATGATATTTTGTCTTTTTCCGTTAAAATCTTGCGTTTAGGCACTATTTCCTACTCCTTTTAGTTGTTTTTCGAGTCTTGACTTGTTTTTGAGTGTGATTTTTGTTTCGTATCGACTTTTTTGCTTCATCAAGTAGTTTTATCGTCTTTTTTTCACCATACATTACAATAAAGCACTCTAAAACTAGGTCGAAGCAGATGGAAATCGTCTTTTCGATAGATTTTGGGTATTTGTCTAGTATTTGTACGAAATCATTTTCGATATCTGTCTTGGATAGTTTTCCATTATTCATACAAGTATTATACATTATAATGGTTCGTTTGTCAAGCGATTATAAATAGTTTAAAGCAATCTTTATTAAAGGAAAAAATTATGCATGAGTATAAAGTAAAAATAGTAAAAGTAGTTGACGGTGATACTGTTGATGTTGATATAGATTTAGGATTCGGCATTTGGCTTCACAAAGAAAGAGTGAGAGTTATGGGTATTGACACTCCAGAATCAAGAACAAGTGATGCGGTTGAAAAGGTCTTTGGTCTTGCAGCAAAAGCTAGACTGAGTTCACTATTAGGTGCTGAAGCAATCTTACAAACACAAGTAAGTAAGAAAGGCGAAGATATGAAAGGTAAGTTTGGTCGTGTTCTTGGAAACTTTTTAACTCTTGGTGGCGAAAGATGTGCTACTATTTTAGTCAGAGAAGGACATGCTGTTCCTTATACTGGTGGTAATAAAGATGAAATTCAAAGACAACATTTAGCAAACAGACATACATTAGTTAATAACGGAACAGTTCCAATGCCTGACGGAATGGTAGTAACTGCGCCTGCACAAGTTCAGAAACCAATAGTAGAAGAAGTTGTTGAACCAGTTGTTGAATCAATTTTCGAACCAGTGCCTGCGGCTGAAACTAAAGCGCCAGTTAAGAAAACAACTGCTAAGAAAAAAACAAAAGCTAAGAAGAAATAATGCCGGCTGTAACTAGAACCGGCGACGCTACAACAACAGGTCACGGTTGTTCTGCTACTACAACAGTAGTCGGACCATCAACGAATGTTTTTTGTAATAGTAAAGGTGTAGAACGCAAGGGCGACCCTGCAGCGGCACATACTATTCCAAACTCGGCGACACCGCCAGTTTGTGTTTCTCATTCAGCAGTTATTAATGCTGGGTCGGGTACTGTTTTTGTTAATAGTAAAGCGATTGCCCGAATAGGCGATTCTTGTGATGCAGGAGCGATTACTGGTGGGTCTAGTAATGTGTTCGCTGGGTAAATCGTTATAAATATAATCATACGGGAGAGGTTACTTAATGTCAAGATATGACGCTACACAAACTAACGAAAGCACACGAAGTTCTAAGATTTTTAAGGACCTAAATTTATCCTTTCAACAGAATTCTGCAACGAAAGATATTCAAAAGATAACAGATGTTGAAGCAGTCAAAAGAAGTGTAAAAAATCTACTCAATACAAATCATTATGAAAAACCTTTTCACCCCGAAATTGGTTCTAATCTGAGAGCAATGTTGTTTGAGTTAATGACTCCTCAGATGAATCATGTAATATCAAAACAAATAGAAAACTTAATTAACAATTACGAACCAAGATGTAGATTAGTTCAAGTACATACACAACCAATGTTTGAAAGAAATGCGTATGCTGTTCAGATATCGTTTTATGTGCAAAACTATCCAGACCCTGTAGTAGTAGAATCCTTTTTAGAGAGATTGAGATAACATATGGCAACTAAATTAGAAATTTCAGAATTAGACTTTGACGGTATTAAAAGTAACCTCAAAACATTTTTATCACAACAGAACGAATTTACAGACTACGACTTCGAAGGTTCTGGTATGTCAGTACTTCTTGACACACTAGCATATAATACACATTACCTGGCATACAACGCTAATATGTTGGCTAACGAGATGTATCTTGATAGCGCCGACTTGCGTTCAAGTGTTGTGTCATTAGCGAAACAAGTAGGTTATACTCCAACAAGTTGTACATCATCAATAGCAACACTTAATGTTTTAGTTAGTCCAGCATCAGGCGCAACTCTTACAATGTCAAGAGGAACTAAATTTACAACAACAGTTAATAATCAATCTTATAGTTTTGTAAACAACGCTGATGTTAGTATTGCTCCTAATTCAGGAACATATCAGTTTAGTAATTTACCTGTTTACGAAGGTTCATATTTAAATTTTAAATATACAGCAAACACATCTGATATCGACCAACGATTCATTATACCAAACGATAGTGTCGATACTACCACATTGACTGTTAAAGTTCAAGCATCTTCTTCAGACTCATTAACAAGAACATATACACTAGCAAGTGGTATTACAGGAATAGATTCAACATCTGAAGTTTTCTTTTTACAAGAAGTAGAAGGTGGTCGTTTTGAAGTTTACTTCGGTGACGGTGTTATGGGTAAAGCAATCGCTGATGGTAACATTGTTATATTAGATTATATCAATTGTAATAGAGATGCGCCGAATGGCGCTAGTTCATTTACTCTATCAGGTACTATCGGAGGATTTGGAAACGCAACAGTTACGACAGTCAGTAATGCAAACGGCGGAACTGGACTTGAGTCAATCACTTCAATTAAGTATAATGCACCAAGAGATTATTCTGCACAAGACAGAGCAGTTACCGCTGAAGATTATAAAACACTTGTTAAGAGTTTATATGCAAACGCACAATC